TGTGATTACAGCATCCGCGAAAGCGGGCTGGGCCACGAGACTTATTTCGACAAGGTTGGCTTTGGAAACAACCATTGTGCCGTTCTTGTCGTATTTGAACTTGATGGGGATTGCGCCGACGCTGACCGAGTCATACGCGCCAGCCTTAACTAACTCGATGGCTTCGTCGGATGCGCGGGTCTTAGCAAACTTGGCTGTAAACAGCAAGCCTTCTTCGGCTTCAACTAACTCGGTGACAACACCACGCAGCTGCGTCATGTCGTGACCCTCAATCAGTTTTGGTGCTTTAGCGTTTACGTCAAATGCGCCACGGCGAAACATGACAGATTCGCCACTTGACACCGTTGCAGGCGTGTCCCAAGGAACAGCAACGCCCGTGATGGTGCGGGGTGAGTCCTCACCTGCAGCGGCGTCAAGGGTGACAGGCACGGCCTTAAATTGGATCATGCTTCTTCCATTTCGTTTGAACGGCGGGAGTCCTCGGCGACTTCCCCGGCGTAATCTTCCATGTTGAACTCGACGTAGCGTCCCCTTGGCAGGATGTTGTCTGCCGACAAGGTCTGCTCGATGCAGTCCAGATAGATGCGAGCGCCAAATAGGTACAGGTCTTGTCGGGCCTGCTGGGCGTTCTGATACGTCATTGATGCGCCCTCGGTCGGAGCCGACACCAAATAGGCGGGGATGTTGCACAGGCGAGCCATTTCTAGCGCCTGATACTTGCGCTGGTCGCCAATGACCTCTTGCGGGTTGGTCTTGTACTCACGAAACTCGACTTGGCGAGATAAAGCACCAATAGCGTTCGCTTTACGAGCCTGCGCCCACGCCGACGCCAACGAACCTAAGTCCTCGCCCGACAAATCTTCGCCGTCTACCTGCTGCAAATAACCCGGTGTGGTTTCCAGCTGGGCGTAACGGTCTGCAGCCTGATCTAGGTAAATGCTGGTGTTAATAGCGCGAGCGCCAATTTTCAGGATGCCTTCGATAGGGCTGATGAACTGCACCACGTTGTTTACGTCTAGCGGTTGCCCGTTGAACTCAAGTTCATCTGATGGCCCGTAGAACTGTGGGTAGCCGGTTTGTTTGACGCTGGACATGTTTGATGCGGGTAGCCATGTAAACGCTGCGGGGAATCCTTGTGTGCCGCCACCAGCTGGTGCGTAGCGGCGGGTGATGTAGGCGTAGGCGACACCGTAAAAGAACAAGTCGGAGAAAATGTTTACAAAGAAGAACGAGCGGGAGACTTTTGGATCTGGGCGTTCCATCCAAGGCTCGAGCGGAAGGTAAACTTCTTCGTAGTTTTCGCCCATCCATTGTTTTGAGTAGTGCTTTAATTCGAGCGAGCCGATAAGGCCAGCAATTAAGTCGCGGGAACGGGACACGGTCGGCACGGACAAGGCTTTAATTTCATCGGTGCCTGTTTGGTAAACAATGAAGTTGCCAACATTGGCTGCACCAGCGGCAGCCTTAACAGGCGCAGATGCGAAATGCGCCGTTTCAACTTTGCGTGAGAAAATACCCATGTGCTTGGAGTCTGTCACAAACTAATTGCATTTGCAAGTACCTTACGCAGAAACTCCGAACGCCACCCTGTTTGAATTGGCTGGGCGAGACACCATGACCGTGGCGGCAATCAAACAACGGCAAGCCTCAATCGGCCCCGGTGACCGCTGACTCGACACAACAATCGACGCAGCTGATTTGACCAGCACAGCTCGGTTCACATGCTCGGCCAGCATCTCGCCGCCGTCATGCTGAATCTTGTTTTCAGCAATTAACGATCTAGCAATGGACGTCCATTTCAACAGTTCACCATAACCCCAATCCTGTTTACGGCGAATGTATTTCTCTGGCGTATGCACAGCCAGCGATGGCGTAATAGCCAAGGTCAATTTCGGGTCGGCGTCCATGGCCCGTTCAATGTGTTCCCACATTTCACTAATGGATTCGGCCGTGAATTTAATGCCGGCAACAATTGTGCCGCCACTATTTTTACGCGCCCACACACCCACATATTTTGAATCGTCCACAGCGGAATCCACAGCCAACACCGATGGCCCGCCGTCGTGGACTAGGTCGTTGGCGACACGGTTGTTCCACACGCCGACCGGTAGCCAAGATGACGCAGCCGCCACCCATAGGTTGCAGTGCGCTCGAAGGAATTGGTTGCGGTCGGGTGCTGCAGCTGCGGACTGTAAACCTTTAATGGTGATGGTGCGTCCGAGGCTGGGGTTGGGGTAGCCCCAATACTGTGGATCTAGCGGGTCTACGCCAGACGGCAATGACCACTCAGCAAAATACAAGTCCCCCGCAGTATTTGTATCAATCAGGCCTAGCGCCTGCTCGCGAAGTTTCAACATTGCTCGACTTGACTCGTCGCCAGCGGTGGAGGTCATCCAACAAAGCGGGCTGGGCACCGCAATCTGAGACGGAAGCAAAGCGCCAAAAATAGCGGCCTCAGTCATAGCCCACACCTCGTCCAACAACATGATGTCCCACGTGCCACCGTGCTTCTTACCGGTCGCCGACTTAACCGCGTAAACAGAACCGTCCGCCATTTTTACCTGGTGGCGGCCATAAGCCCACGTCACCTTGCACAGATCAGATTCCTCCCACAACTCAAACGTTTCGCGCAACTCTTCAAACACTTCAGTCGCCAAACCCAACTCATGCGCCGAAGACATAATGCGGACAGGCCGACCCCAAATGCGGGGCAACTCCGACAAAGCCCAGCCAACAATCGCCGCGTTCATAGTCGTCTTACCGTTTTGACGTGCAGCACTGACCAAAGCTTTGGAATGCGTAAACCGCAGCTGCTCATCATGCGTAAACGCCCCCGTCAAAGCACGAACCTGCCACGGAAACAACACGCGCCCCAGATGCACCCTCGACCACTCAGCAATTAAAAAGCCAAAAGATTCTCTACCCACACTCGGCGTTTCCAACCTCGGAAACTCTTCCCCGTTTACAGACGTATCGCTTGAGATCAGGGAAGACCCGGACTGAACTGGTTTGGTTTCGTCGGAGATACGAAAGAAAGGCGTCGGGGTTGTTGCTTCGTCGTTTATAAAAAAATCTGTGGAAAGTTTAAAGTTTTGTGGGTTTTCTAGCGCGGCGTTTCGTATTTGTTGTTGTCGAGAGCGTTTACGGTTGAGGTGTTGTGTGCCTCGTTTGCTGTTGCATGGTTTACAGCTGGGTACCATGCCGTCGGCCCATGTGCCGCCACTGTCTACTTCGTGTAGGTGGTCGGCTTCTGTTGCTGGTTTGCGTTTGCACCAGTGGCAGAGTGGGTTGCCTTCGAGTAGTTCGGCTCTGGCTTTTTTGTATTCGGGGGTGTCGTATTCTTTGGACATGCTTTGAGCGTATAGCACGTGTGGTTTGTTGCTAGCGCCCTTGCTTCGCTGCGGTTGCTCTCGGGGTGTGTGAACGGTCTCGGGTTCGTGTCCCCCCGCGGTTTACAGTATGTCTCTGAAGGTCGCCGGATGTTATCGATGTAGGACGGTCACCTGTTCGCATTTATGACGTTTGGACGCTGCTTCACAAGCCTTGTGGGCGTTGTGATCTACCCACGTCACCGTGTGTCAACTACCTGCACAGTGCAAACCCGTACGAGGCCCTGAGTGCTGGCACTACCCGTGCGTCTTAGCCTCGATGGTTCACGTGGTTAACCGAGGTACCAGCTCTATTCAGTTGTAATAGTTGCCTAGGCGCGCAGTGCGTGAACTCGATGCGCCTAGGACTTGGGGGGGACTATAGCCTGTTTACTTCCAAGGCGTTGAGCAATCAGCTCTAATTGGCTAGGCCGCCACAGGTACCATTCGGCGTGGGGCAGGATGTTGAGCGCCCATAGTTTTTGGGCTGGTGAGACTTTGCCGCGTTCGGTTTTGAGTTCGGCAAAGATGAGGCCGCGTTCTTTGTGGGCTAGGACTAGATCTGGGAACCCGGCACCGTCTGAGCGCCAGACGCCTTTGCGGACTTGATGTGGTGATGGGTGGAATACTTGCCAGCCGTTCATTTTGGCGAGGGTTTCTATTTGTTCTTGCCAGATGCGTTCAGAAACGTCATTTGCGGCCATTGGACGCTCCGAACCAAATACCGCATAAAGCGACGATGCTGGTGAACATGATGAACTGTAGGAACTCGGCCACTAGAACGGTTCCTCGTCATTGTTTACAGCAGGCGCATATGTGCCGTTTTTGAGCGCGTCCACCATCGCTGACGCCTCACCCTTAGTAATCGAGTCAAGATTCGCGGGACGCAAATGACCAGCTGCTTTCAATAGCGATTTGATGTAGTTGATCTGTTTTTCGGACGCAATGCCATCAGGCTGGGTAATACGAACCTCAGGCATACGTTTATCGGTGCCTTGGCTCATGCGCTGCACTTTGCCCATTTCTTCACGGCTAGGGCGCTTGGAGACATCAGAACCGGCATAGCCCGCGTTCGCTAACGCTCGACCGACAGCGCCCGTCTCACAGTTTTCAACATGGCTAGTTCTGTTTACATTCCCTTGACCGCGGACTTCCTCAGCCCAGCCTGTAGCAATGATTTCGCCGTCTAGCCATAACTCGGCTTTGAACACGGCCACGTCTTGCAGGTAATGCACTAGGTCTGTGATGACACGCCCATCGGGGTGGTCTTTTAGCCAGCGGTCAAGCCTTGCCGCCACAGGCTCGTAATCGTCAAGGTTAAATCCCACGGTTTTTGGCTTTCTCTGGGTATTGGGCTAGGTACTTTTCGTAAACACTTACGGCGTAGGCGTGTTGATCTGGGAACGCCTCAACCATGCCCGGTAGTTCTTCACAACGGGCGCATTTAGCGCCTTCATACACGTCACAATTGCATGGTTTACACAACCAATGAAATATGAGTTTTTTAACGACCCAATCTTGAGCAAACTGCATTATTCGCCCCCGTCAAGAATGTCGTCTACGACGCGCATAAACGCTTTGTGGTGTTCCGATTCCCAATTGCCAATAGTGACGCCGTCTGAGACGCCCATGCTCGGATGCCACGCCGACGCTAACTCCATAAGTCGTGCAGCTGCTTCGCCAAGCCATTTAGCGGTGATGTAATTGCCGGACAGTTCAGCGTCGGTGGCTAGGTTGCGTAAACGCTGGGCTAGTTGATCATCACTCAGCATTGCGGGCCGCCTTTTTTGCGTCACGCTTAGCCTTGGCTTGCAAACGCTTTTGCTCATGCTGAAGGGCCTGCACCGACAAGTCGAGGTCTTGGCGTAAACACGCAATGACAAAGTCGCTGACTTTCATTTTGCGACAACCAGCGTTAAACGCGAGGCCGTCGTATTCCTCTTGTGTGACTCGAAAGGCCACTACTTTTGTTTTCATTGTTTCTCCCCAATGTTTATTGACTTATTTGCCCGATGTAACACGCCAATGGCCGAGGCCACCGTTGTCGTACAGGTATCGAGCAACCCGTACATTACACGACACATCCGTAAGTGCCTTGACGACTTGTTTACGTGGGACTTTACAAACTGCCGCTGTCACAGTAACCCACGACCCTTGGATC